AGCAATAACAATCGGAGAACAGTTATTGCCTAAAATAAAAGAATGGTCAGAAAAGCTTAAGGATGTAGATACGCAACCAATAGTTGATGGATTCACTTGGCTAATAGATAATGCAGGGAATATTGCAGCTGGAGCCGCAGCAATCGCTACTGCAATGGCTGGGTGGAAAGTTATGACTACTGTAAATGCTGTTGTAGAAGCTATGAAAAAATGGAAAGCAGCAACTGAAGGCATGACCATTGCACAAGCAGCCTTAAATGCTGTTCAAGGCGCAAGTCCAATAGGAATTATCATTACAGCGGTAGCAGCATTGACAGCGGGATTGGTAACATTGTGGCATACTAATGAAGATTTTAGAAATAGCATAATTGGTGCTTGGGATGCTATTAAAAATGCTGCAATATCAGTATGGGATTGGATTGTAAAACTTTTTAAAGAAGATATTCCTAATGCATTTAAGCTTGTTGTGGACTTTTTTAAGAATAACTGGCAAGAAATATTACTGTTCATTACAAATCCGATAGCTGGAGCAGTAAAGCTGTTATATAATATCAATCCACAATTCCGGGAATGGGTTGATAATCTATTACTAGATATAAAAGAAAAATTAGGCGCTTTTGTACAATTTGGCAAAGACATTGTAACAGGACTATGGAATGGCATAAGTAGTATGGCACAATGGATTAAGGATAAAGTTACAGGTTTTGTGTCCGGAATAGGGAAAACAATCAAAGAATTCTTTGGAATTGAGTCGCCAAGTAAGTTAATGGCCGAATATGGCAGGTATATTGCAGAAGGGCTTGCAAAGGGTATAGAGGATAATAGTAAAAAACCTGTTTTAAACATGGCTGAAATAATCAATAAAGCATTTAACAAAGTTAAAGAAAATACAAATTTGGCTATTAGTATTATTAATAAAGAATTAGAACTTTGGGAACTACAAAATAAAGATTTAGAGGGTACTGCAGAAGCATTAAACATGAAATTACAAGCGCAGGAGAAACAATTAGCTATATTGGCAGAAAATATTAAGGTGACAGAACAAGCACTTAATGATATTATATATGAATTCGGAGAAAGTTCAAAACAAGCACAAGAGTATACACAAAAGCTGCTTGAAGAGAAAATAGCATACGAAAAATTGAAGAATGAAATATATGAAACCACAGACGCATTAAAGTTAGAAACAGCTGCTCTAGCAGAGCGGAATAGAGTTCAAAAAGAAAAAGCTACTTCTTATCAAAGAGATTTTCAGGCTGCTTTCAGGTCAACAATTCAAGAGGCACAGATATTAAAACAATTTGGATATTCAGAAAAAGATATATTTGATTATGCAACCGAACAGGCAAAAAGAATCATAGAACCTTATTACCAAGAAGCTTCTGAAAAACAAAAAGGCGGTAATACCATAATAAATGTGTACAATCCGCAGCCGAATCCGATTGAATTAGGTAGGCAAATACAAAAGACTCAGAGAGATTTAGCGCTTGGATATTAGGGGTTGAGCATATGCTTAAAAATAGATACGAAAAAGTAACATATATAAATGAAGTCGGGGAAAGTATATCATTAACGTATTCTTTCCCTTATTTTTTTCAAGAACTATCCGGAGTTGACGGGATAACAGCAGAAGTAATAAGAGTTCAAAGCATAGGCCAAGATGGGTCCACTGTAACTAATGTAAGACTAATGAATAGGGAACTAACATTAACCGGAGCTATCAAAGGTAAGTCTAAAGAGGAAATTGCAGCATACAGGGCAAGATTGCTAAGAGTTTTCTTTCCAAAGTCTAAAGGAAAAATAATATATGAATACGGGAACATAAAAAGGCAAATAGAGTGTCAGGTTGAAGTAGGGCCTAAATTTTCAAAGCAACAAACATTCAAGTATCAAAATTTTATAATCGATATACTTTGTCCGGATCCTTATTGGACTGAAATTGAACCAATCAGTTTTCGTTTGGCCAGTTTTGAAGGTGGATTTAGTTTTCCTGTGAGCTTTCCAATCAATTTTGGGCAAGTCGGTACGAAAATGATAGTGAATAATCCAGGCGATACGAAAGCACCAGTATTTTTGAAATTAACAGGTAAATTGGTTAATCCAGCGATAAAAAATACAACTATCGGTGCAGAAATCAAAATAAACAGGACTATAGAGGCAGAAGATGTATTAGAAATTGGTACTGAGTATGGTAATAAATATGTACGTATAAACGGAGAGAATGCATTTCATTATGTTGATGAAAATAGTGATTTTTTCAGCTTGCGAGTCGGAGAAAACCAATTAGAGTACACAGCAGCAGAATCAGATGCAAATAGCAGTTGTATTTTATCGTTTTATCCAAAATACTCGGGGGTGTAGACATGGAGATTAAAGTTTATGATAAAAACTTAAATTTTATAGGTATTATAGATGATTTTGATACACTCTCAGTGCAAACCAATTATAGAGCTGCAAATAAATTAAATATGTCAATAGCGAAACAAAAACGAAATTCACAACTTGTTAACATAGATAATTTTTTGGTTCATAAAAAATGCCCTTATGTTATTACTTATTTTAAAGGTACCTTAGATACGATTGAAATTCAAACAATTGATGTTGCAAGTTATATAATGCAGAATACGATTTGCAAATATGGAGTTTCTACCGGAACCGGATATGATGTTTTTACAGGAAATTATGAATCAGCAATACATCATTATATTAGCAATAATACAGATTTAATCACGCTTGGGATTAATTATAATCGTGGTGATTCTACAACTACACAAGCAAGGTTTAACATATTGCAAGAGTTAATAACAGAATTATGTATTGCAAGTGGATTAGGATATAAGTGCACATTTGAAAACAAACAATTTGTATTAAATGTATTGCAAGGAAAAGATTTAAGTACAAATCAATCAGAAAATAGTCCCGTTATTTTTTCGGAAAGATTTGATAATATTAGTAATCTTGAATTTATTCACAATAGACAGCAGAGCAAAAACGTGGCGATTGTAGCAGGACAAGGTGAAGCGGCAGAAAGAGCAGTCGTAGAAGTAGGTACAGCAACTGGATTAAGCAGGAGAGAAATATTTGTAGATGCAAGAGATATTGAAGATGACTCGCTACTAATTCAAAGAGGAGAAGAAAAGCTTGCAGAAGTAAAAGAGGAAATTTCGTTAACGTTTGATGTAGTACAGGAAAATAAAAGTTTTGTTTATGAAAAAGATTACAATGTCGGCGATATCATAACGGTTGTAAGCGATTATGCAACAATGCATACAAGAATAATATCTGCCACGGAAGATTATTCTGACAAAGGCTATGAATTGAAAATTGAGGCGGGCAAAGAGATACCGGACTTGGTAAGTCTGATTAAGCGAGATAGAAAAAATGTATTGCAGGAGGTATATAAGTAATGGCAGAACAATATAGGTTTTTTGGCAGTACAGCGGGTGATACAAGACAATATAATCAAATAGAATTTGCGGAAGTATTTAGTAGAATTTTTAAAAACGGTTATTTTCCGGAAGTAGGCAATGAATTACAAGTAACATCTACTGATCCGGCAGGGATGACTGTTGAAGTGAAATCCGGCCAGGCATGGATAAACGGATATTGGTATAAGAATGATAGCAATAAAGTACTAACAATTAACGCAGCTGATGCAACACTGAATAGAATAGACAGAGTAGTACTAAGGCTTGATGTAGTAATGAACAGAGTAATTGAAGCTTTAATAATACAAGGAACTCCTGCATCCAATCCTGCTGCACCGGCACTCACACGAACAAGTCAAATATATGAAATAAGTTTGGCTCAAATATATGTTGCTGCAGGGGTAACAAGCATATCTCAATCTGCTATAACAGATGAACGTGATGATATAAATGTTTGTGGCAAGGCAGTACCGTATTATGTACCGACTAATGATGATATTTCTAATGTAGCAGCAGCCAATAAAATTATTAGAACTAATGTGCAGGGAAAGTTGCCTGTAAGTATTACAGGAGATGCAAATACTGTTGGTGGGAAATCACATTCAGATTTTCAAAGTAATACAAAAACATACGGCAGCACAACAATGGAAATTCAATTAGCAGCAGGTGCTACGGAAACACGATATATAAGCATTGGTTCTGGGAAAAAACATGGAATACTGACGCTTAATAATTCTGGCACAGTATTTTTTGGTACTAATAATTTATGGACAAGAGTGCAAGGAAAGTTTTATTCTAGCCAAGCGTCAACATCAATATGGGCGTGGA